AGTTCTTGGTGTTTGAATATCTAAAGAGTAACTGTTTACTCTATTTGTATTGAATTCGTCTAAATTTATATTTATTGAATTATAGCCAGCTATTTTCAGCTCCGTATCATGAGGAGTTATTGTTTCAAAATTTAAATAATCGCCTGTCCCCATTTCTCCGTAAATGTCAGCGCCCATACCTAAAGACGGGATCTCTCCTATAGAACAAGAAGAAGAATAGGAGGTTAAGTAAGCCTCTGTGAATTTAACGCTTTGGTCCTTATAGTCTACCTGACCGCTAAATGGAAGTTCTCCTGTAAGCTGTATAAAGAAATCGTCATAGACCATTAAGCTATTTGCTTGAATAGACGCTGTCTGAGGGGCTCCGGGGGCATAAACAACCTTATTGAGACCCAGCGTCGTGATTGGTTGCGCTGTTGACTCGTAACCAAAAGAAAGACTCTGAACTGCGTTAATCCCAGTTCCGTTTACCGCCAATTTCTGACCTTCTCTCCTTATCCTTGACAACATCTACTCTATTTACACTTTTTAGTGTAATATTTTGAGAGGTTTAAGGAAAAATGGCTGACGAAAACAGTATTTATAATATTACGGAGCATAGCGATAGCGTTACTTACTCTAAAGACGATATCGTAGCCAAATTTGAACGCTTTACCCCCTCGAATGTCCCTAAAAGCGTAAAATACTACTATAGTACATCAAATAATAACCTAGCGAACACCCCTTCTTCAGATTCCCCTCTCTGGGGTGGGGTTACTGTTGCTTCAAACGGAAAAAATAAACCAAAATTTATTTGGAACCCCTCTTATAACACGACTGTAGGACATAGCCCTAAAACGGTAAACATAGTTTTCGGCAACGGATATGAGCAAAGGTTTCAAGACGGAATTTTTAACGACTTTTTAAGGCTTTCTCTTAGTTTTGAGCACAGAGACATAAAAGAATCAAAAGCGATAAACCATTTTTTAAAAGCTAGAAAAGCAGTAGAGTCTTTTATCTTCGAAGATCTCCCTGAGCCTCACAACGACGTTGGGTACAAGAAACTTTTTGTATGTAAAAGTTGGAATAGCGAATTTGTCTTCTATAATAACTACACAATATCAGCTGAATTCATTGAGGTAAACAGATAGTGGCAAAAGATTATCACATAATGGACAAAGGACAGGCTAAGAAGTCCATCAAGTCATTGATGTACGAAGCTACTAGCCTCTCCCCCTCTTCTTTAATGCATCTTTTTGAGTTCGACTTAACCTCTGTGGTTAAAAGCATAGGCTCTTCTTTAGTCGATGACGGAGAAGATATAGGCATAGCTTTTGGGGATGCCGATGACGACGTAGAAAGCGCTAACATCTTAAGGTTTCACAACAATGTAAAAGCTATCAACTCCTATATATTCTGGCAAGGAAAAACTTATTTCCCAGCACCAATCCAAGCCGAAGGATTTGATATAAGCTCAAGAGGAACTCTTCCGACTCCTGTCTTAAGGATAACCGCGCAGAAAGAAGAAGAAATAGAAGCCTTAAGTATCTTAAGAAGAGCTGTCCATAAATACGGAGATATAATAGGCGCAAAAGTAACAAGAATAAGAACTTTCGCAAAGTATTTAGACGCTAAAAACTTCTCCGACATAAGCCAAGTTGACTCGACTCAAGGAGCCTACCCTTCCCCCTTCCCCGATGAATACGAGCCGGACCCCTATGCAGAATTTCCAAGAGATGTTTTTTATATAGAAAGAAAATCTAACGAAAACAAAGTAAACCTAGAATACGAACTAAGCGCGTTAATAGACGTCGAAGGAATTAAGCTCCCAAGAAGGGTTGTTCTTTCTCAAAAATGCAGCTTTGCCTATAGGGGATGTGGATGTTTTTACGAGCAAAAAGAAAGCAAAAAGTTCAACGCGATTACGTCAGCAGTGTCGTATTCATCATCCGTGGCTTCGTCTGGTTGGTCGAAGACAGCAACATCTGGTGCTTGGGAGGCAGACCAAAGTCATTCAGCCTTTGCTCAGACTTCCACCCAGAGAGATGGAGGCTTGGGAACCGGGACGGGTGCGCTCTTTTCTGTGGAAACAGACACCGGGGGAATCCCGACCTTTACTTGGGTTTCGGGTGGGGTTGGATATGAGGTAGGTGACACACTCACCTTTACTGATCCATACGGCTTAACCGAAGTCTGCGTTTTGTATGTTAATAGCCTCGATTATCCCGACACTATAGCTGGCCCCGGCACAATGAGCCCCCTCTTGGCTAAATGCGGCATAAGAGATAGCCAGCTGGCCCTCCCCGAAAAGGCTCCCCCCGTTGCCACAATAAGAGACGAAGACATAAAAAGAATTTTAGGGGTAGCCGAACTAACCCCTATGGGAAAATGGACAAATAAAGAATATAAAATAGGAGAATACGTCAAAATGACAAAAAATGAAATCAACTATTACTTTGTCGCTAAAACCAATATCCCCAAATCAACCCCGCCCGGGGCTTCTAAATACGCTCCCCCGAACCCAGACTACTGGATCTCGGACATGTGCTCAAAAACCCTGTACGCATGCAGAAAAAGGTGGGGTGCAAAAGGAGCAGTCGAAATAGGAGAAACAAAAGACTTTGCAAAAGGGGAGCTCCAATACGGAGGCTTTCCAAACGCGACCAGACTAGAGCAAACGCTAACATAATACGATGATTATTTCAAAAGAAACAAAAGAAAGAATCAAAGAACACGCTTTAAAAAACCAAAACGAAGAATGCTGCGGTCTGATAGTGCAAACAAAAGAAAAATTCGACCTCGAAACCTTTGAGTGCAGGAATTCTGCCGAAAACAAACAAACCTTTTTTTCGTTAAACCCAAAAGATTATCTTAAGGCGTCCTTACGCGGCGAAATAAAAGCCGTCTACCACTCTCATATTTCTGACAACGAAGAATTCAGCATAGGAGACAAAGAAAACAGTAAAAAACACCAAGTAGACTATGTTTTATATAACATAAAAAACGATTCGTTTCATCTTTACGAACATAAAAAAAACGGAGTAAGCAACCTGTCTAAAAAGTTTAAGTGGGGCGTAGCAGACTGCATAATGTTAGTTGTAGATTATTTAGAAGAAAAAGGAATAAAAATAAAAAACGACATACTCACTGTGGGAAAATATAACTCAAGAGACTCTCATTGGCCCGAGAGATTTCCTAATTTAATAGAAGACGTGCTAAACGTTAATAATAAGTTTAAAAAAATAAACAAAAACAGCATGCAAGAAGGAGACGTGTTATGCTTTTCTATATTCAAGTCAAGTTTTTCGCCTCTTTACGACCACTGGGCTGTTTTGGTAGGAGACAACCAAATCTACCATCACCCAGTTAACAGACACCCAACAGTCGAAGACTTGGGTAAATTTTATAGATCCAAACTAATAGACGTATATAGGTATTCAAAATGAACAGCAGCTTAGTAAACATAAAACTTCACGGAGCTCTCGGCAAACAGGTAGGCAGGGAATCTTGGAAAATGGCAGTTTCTTCAATAGGAGAGGCTATGAGAGCCATAGAAAGTCAAAGTAAAAAACTTTACAAAAGCTTAATCAAAAACGACAAGCAAAACATAAAATATAGAGTCTTGATAAACGAAAAAGATTTTTTATACGACAAAGAAAAAGATATAAACACAAAAGAAGGAATGCAATCTTCCGAGCTTATTAGAGAGTTTAAAAATTTAGAAAGCATTGACATTGTACCAGTGGTTGAGGGCGCCGATTTTAAAGATGTATTTGCTATAATTGTCGGGATCGTATTAATAGTCTTGGGGGTTTTTACCTACGGAGCTACAACCAGTATGGGAATGGCTCTCATTGCTGGAGGTTTAGGCTTAGTAGCGGCGGGTGTCGCTAACCTGCTTACCCCCATGCCCGAATTTGGAGATTTTCGAGAAATAGAAGGCGGAGGTCGCGCGTCTTATCTCTTTGCTGGGCCGGTAAATACGGTAAGAGAGGGCGGCCCAGTCTTTATTGGGTACGGAAGATTAATGGTCGGTAGTCAGGTTATTCAGTCAAGCATAGACACCTTTGACGTTGAGTCCGGGAAGAAGAAAAATACAAGCAAGCTTACCAATAGAGCTCACTGGGGAAAAGAATACTATGGCTTGGACTATCGCGACAATGTCAGAAATAAAGGAGAGGGAACAGTTCAAAACATGATGAGAAAAAGAGCCGCTGAACACAACGAACAATCTGCCGAAGCAGACAAATGCGCTCCTCATAAAAACGTAAATACAGAAGTAACTACTATTATAACTTCTGACGGAGACGACTATACAGTAGTTAAAAGAATTCCCATAATGCCTAATAAACCTCATGATCCGTAAACGAAACAAAAACTAGACGATGAGCAAGGATCAAGCAGAAGCAAGACAACCTATTTTTGACGAAGCAGGGGTGTCTCGCGTAGAAGGTGGAGACAACCTTTATACTTCTCTATCTAATCTGGACGTTAGCGACTTGTTGTCAGAAGGAGAAATAGAGGGACTGGTGAGCGGCGAATATCATTTTGCTGGAAACATTGGGGAAACCGGATATCAAACCTATACATTTAAACCCTACGTCGCCTTAGATAAAGACGGATCATGTAGCAGAGAACTAGGGTATTTAAGATCTGTTTACTGGAATGAAACCCCAGTAGTGGATAAAAACGGATTTTATAACTTTCAAGAAGTAAACCTAGAGTGGACAGAAGGAACACCTCAAGGAAAACTTCCCGCGTTGAATCCTAACCTACCTAACGACAAAAACCTAAAAGGTGAAGACGGATTTGAGCTCACTCTATTCAGAAACATTGGAGAAAGACTATTCGGCCCAAGCATAGAGCTCGGAGAAGGGAAAACGCCCGGTTACTACAGCAAAGGACAAGGCGGCGGAGGTGGCGGAAGTTCAAGCTGGTACGGCGCCGCCTTCGGTTTACTAGGAGCTGAGGTTGCTGATAAACCGGCTCTCGTAGGGGCAGGGTCGTTGCTTCTCCCTGACGACGGCAGCAGCAGCGGCAGCACTCCCGGATCCACTGAATCCACCGCAAACTCTCCCATTATCCTAGGAGATATCGACAGAAACGCAAAAATATACACCGTATCGAACAAAGAGTGCGTGGCTGTAAGAGTGAATATAAAAGTTACAAAGCTTTTAGAAAACATACAAGACGACCAAAAAGACAATATTAAAGAAGCTAGAGGAGACGAGGATCATAAAGGGTTTTTCGCGCAACCAGAAGACACTATGAAGGACGGCAGGCAGCAGCCATATGGCGGTGGCGACATGCGCGCGCGCAAAATTAAATACCAAATTTACACCCGTCCGATTTTCGACACAAAAAACCTTAAAGGAAGACAAGGGGGTTCTCGCACAGACAATTTTGACGAAGATCTTTTTGTCCCTTGGCCCAAAAAACCAGCCGTAGAAGAAGAAATCTTCGGCAGGATAGAAGAGCCTTATGTAAGAAGCGTAGAAATAACCTTTAAAAGCACAGAGAGAGACGGTGCTCGCAAAGACTATTTTCTGGGATGGGAAATTAAAATAGTAAGACTTACCCCAGACTCGTTTCATACTTTTTTAAAAAATGATAGCTACGTAGACTCAATCA